TTATTACATCAACGATCTAAGCAAAGCAATGACAGACAACGCTGCGCGAACAAAAGCCACCGCAGCACAGTCTGAGCGTTGGTCGCAGTATGTCGAGATGATGGGTGGCGCAGCCGATAAAACAGCTAGCAAAATTACAAATCTAAGTGGGTCTGCAGCTAAAGCTAAGCCAAAGATTAAAGAGATGACAGATGAAGTTAAAGACGCATCAGCCGCATTAGATGATCGCCTGAACGATGCACTTGACAAAGCCAAAACAAACCTCAGTGACGCACAAACAAGTTTTGGTGACTTTGGCAAATCTGTTAGCGATGGTCTGAAAAGCGCGTTTAGTTTTGCTGACGCTAAAACATTTGGTGATGAAACTGGCACAAGTTTCATTACAGGATTATCACAACAAGTAAGAGGCATTGAACAATACGCAACAGATGTCCAAACTTTATTAAGTCGTGGTTTGTCGCAAGAAAGTTTGCAGGCCGTGTTAGCTGCAGGTGCTACGTCTGGTGCAGCAATTGCACGCGAACTTGTTGAAGGCGCTCAAGAAAACATTACAGGGCCGCAAGGCGTAAACGCTTTTGTCACAACTCTTAATACTGTTGCTACAACTGTTGGTATGAGTGCTGCAGATAAATGGTATGGCGCTGGTGTATCTAACGCGCAATCATATTTAGATGGTGTTCAAGCAACATTTACTGCCGCTCAAACTGCTCTTGCTGCACCCGGTCTTACAGTTGCAGATATTCAAGGCATTGGCGCGGCGTTTGACAACGGCATATTAGGGCCAAGCGTTACACCAATTACATCTATTAGACCAGAGGAAGGTGGCGGCATACCGGGCGGCGGCGGCATGAATATCACTGTAAACGCATCTTTAGTAAGCACACCAGCGCAAATTGGTCAAGACATTATTCAAGCAATTTTGCATGCTCAACGCCGTAGCGGGCCAGTGTTTGCACCAGCGACATGACCGTTCCAACAATGCAAGTGTTAGTGGGTTTCCAATCCACTACAGGGTTTGGTACACCGTTCCAGTTAGATGACGCGTTTTACGGCGTGCTAAATACCAGTGGTCGAGGCACGTTAGGCGGCACAACTTTTGTTGATTTAACAAGCATTGTTGAGTCAGTCAACATCACACGCGGTCGTAACCGCCAACTAGATCAATTTAACTCTGGCACAGCCACCATTGCGTTTAACAATCAAACCGAAATACTTAACCCAACCAACACCGCAAGCGCCTATTACCCGTATGTATTGCCACGATGCCCGGTGCAAATACTTGCTAACGGCATACGAATATACACAGGTCTAATCACAGATTGGAACTTAGATTACAACATCAGCAACAAAGACATGATGTATGCGTCATGCGCTGACAACTTTACGGTGCTTGCAAACCAAGCCTTAAACGCTGTAACACCATCGTCACAAGGCACTGGCGCACGCATAAATGCAATCTTAGACTTAACTGAAATCAACTATCAGGGCGCTCGATCTATAGACACTGGCTCATCTACCTTAGGCGCATACGCCATTAGCCAAGACACCGTTTGCCTCAACTATTTACAGCAAGTCAACACTAGTGAGCAAGGTTATTTGTTTATGTCAGCCAACGGCACATTGACATTTAAGGGCAGGTCAAGTGTGCTAAACCCTGTTTCTGGCGCAACCTTTAACACTGACGGAACAGGTCTGCCATACCAAACACTGATTAACCAGTACGGCGATGAGTTGCTTTACAACTACATTGTGACCCAATCTCCTGCAGGTGCAGCGCAAACCACAAGTAACGCAAACAGCATTGCGTTATACCAGGCGCAAAACTATAACTTGCTTGATTTACTTAACAGCACTACCGCTGAGGTTGCAGGATTAGGAAACTACCTACTAGGCAAATACAAAGACCCTGTTTTGCGTTTTACTGGCCTCTCAACACAACTTACGGCGTTGTCATCAGCCAACCAAAACATTGCGCTAACACTTGATCTGACCAGCATTTGCACAGTAGTCAAAAACTTTGTTGCAGGCACACCAGCCACCGAAACCCAGACACTTATTGTCTCTGGCGTGTCTCACAACATCATACCGGGCAGCCACATTATTTCGTACACGTTTGAGAGCACAGACGGCAACCAGTATCTCACACTCAATGACACAATTTTTGGTACTCTTGACAACAACCTGTTGAGTTTTTAGAGGAGACATAATGGCTATTGCACCTAATACCACGTTCGTTAGCGGCGCTATTTTAACTGCTGCACAGCAAAACGCTTTTGGTTTTGGCGTTGTTGGTTACACAGAAATTACCACAAACACAAACAACTTTTCAACAATCGGCACAATTATTAGCGCAACTTTCACTGCGATAGCAAACCGCTACTACAAAATTACATATTTTGAGCGTTACCTACTTGGCAACGGCGGCGTAACACAAGTTACATTAACAATAGCAAACACCGCTTTAACAGCGTTACAAGAAAGCGTCGTTTACACAAGCACAACTAACGGCATTTCTTGTATTGCAATGACCGTAGAAACTTTTACCGCAGGAAGCCAAACAATTAACGCCCGTTTAACGAGCACAGGCGGCACAAACTCGACCGCAGGGCGCGCCGCAACAAGTCCAGCCTTTTTACTTATTGAAGACATTGGGCCTGCATAAATGGAAGTTTTGATAGCCGATGAAACGCCTACTACCGTTTAGCGTCATGATTGCACTTGTCCTGACCGCGTGCGAAACAACACGTCAAAACGCGCCCAAAACAGGCTCGATGACACGATGCTCAACAATTACACAATGCGAAAGGGTCAGCAATGGGTAAAAACAAAGCAGAAATAGAACATTTACACGCACGCATGATTGTGTTTGTCGGCTGCACAATTGCAATCACGTTTGCAGTTACCGTTATTGGCTTTGTTTACGGCTTATTGTTTGTGACACAGCCGTTAGAGCAGTCACCTAATGACGCACAATTTATTGACCTGCTATCTACGCTTACTGTGTTTATGACTGGCACGTTGTCTGGTCTTGTTGCCGCCAACGGTCTAAAGCGCAAGCCAGCCGAGCCACCAACAGCATGAGCATTATTCCTGCAAACCCTAAAGTCATTGGCTCACGGCCATACACAGGCAACAGTGATGGCGCAGCTGCAGGCCCACTACCCGGCATGGATGAGTGGATTAGGCAAGCCATCAAATACGGTGGCGGCGCGTTTTTTAATAACGGTTCTTACGGCGTTAGACCGATGCGCGGCTCTGAGGAACTTAGCGTGCACGCAACAGGTAGAGCGGTTGACTTGTCTTACAGAATGTCAGAAAAGAACTCAACAGCAAACCGTAAAGGCGCTATTGCGTTTATTAACATTGTGCTAGCCAACGCAAACGAGTTAGGTGTTGAGTGCGTGCTTGATTATTTTCCTAAAGCATTTGGGCGTGGCTGGCGTTGTGATCGACAAGCTTGGAAGTCATACAGCAAGCCAGAGATACACGGTGCACCGGGCGGCGATTGGTTGCACGTGGAAGTGTCACCAGCCTTTGTCAATCAACCTGCAAACCTTATACAGCAAGCGTTTAAGAGGGTATTCACCGAATTGCCACACTGATGCCCTAAGGTCGGATTACCGACGATAAGGGGAGATGCAATATGGCTGATGCCAAAACATACGTTTACGAGGTTTACACAACTCACCTAGACACAGAGCAAATGGTCTTGGTGCAGATATTCCGTGACCCTGAAACAGACAAAGTGCTACACGCTCAATTGGCGTTTAAGAGCGCTGTTGGTGACTCATGGGGAACGCCTTACCAATTGGAGAAAAAATGAGCTATTTAGCGATCAAATTAGGTGCATGGGTAGTTAGTGGCTTAGCGTGTTTTACCCTGCTCTACGAGGCTCACAAGCCGTCTGACAGCCTGCCACAGACCACAGGGCAAGTGACCATAACCCTGACCAGCGTTGTGCCCACTACAGCTGCACCAACCACAACCACAACAATGCCCTACAAAGGCTGCATGGAATACCTAAACGATGCCATTGTTGCCGGCTGGCCAATTAGTGAGTCACCAACCATCCTGCGAGTCATGCAACGGGAGAGCGCGTGTAACCCTCTGGCGTTCAACGGCAAAGACTCAAATGGTGGCTCACGCGGCTTATTCCAAATCAACGGTGTGCATAAG